GTCGGCTACCCCGACATAAAAGTTAGTTCGTGAGCCCAATATAGGGTTACATAACGGTATGTTATGCCTAGTAGAGGTTCTGTCCTCATCTAACTTGAGATATTAAGTCCACCCTATAGGGTATGCATCAGTTTTACCTGAGTATACATATATTGAGGGTGGATTAAGGTACCAGAAAAATGAAAAATCTGGTCCTGTTTTGTGGTATAAATCCACAAAAGGGTGATATGATAAATTTGATATACTATTATCTATATTTTCAACACAATTAACAGTAGTGTTGATTGCCACCATAGGATTGAGGACGTTCTCAACGTTTTCATCAAATTGATTCCAGCTGATGGCATTCCAATTATAATTAGAAAATAAATTGCAACATGGGCCACAAGGCAACATTCTGTAATGATTATAATATGGTATAACGGCATCTACAACGTTCACAACTGTGGGGTTAGTAACAGAAAAACCCCCAGTACCGTTGCTAGAAAATCCAGTGGACATTTTTTGCAAATTGAAAAATTGCATATTGGCCACATCAGCATTGGTTGATGTAACATCACCATCTTTGAAAATGCGCCAAGTGAAAGCAGTCCTCATGTTAATATTATAGTTAGCAACAGCGTTAGCTGTGAAAAGCCTGCCAATGCACCTAAAAAACCTGGAAATTGAAAAATCAGATACTGTCAGTATGGGTTGAGAGGTTGTACTACCCAACTCAGGTTTGGTGACTCTTGCACTATAAACATGTGAACCTCGCCAACCAACGTAAGAGGATGCCAAATAAGCCGTCATAGTGGGAATGCCAATATTAGTACCAGTAACTTGATCGCCAGCAGCAAAAGTTGTTGTGCCATTCTTAACCATACCATTATTCAAAGATGACCAAATGGATGCCGTATCATAGAGAGCACCCGTCATCAATGGCAAAGCAGGTGTAAGAAAACTGGAGCTATACCCTTCAAATGAATTAGGAATGGACAATGCAGCTGTAGTGTTGACACGTATTTGCGGAATTTTGTCACTAAATGTAGAATTTGGCACTTGTCCTCCACCATAGGCGTTGTATCGAGTATACAGATTTGTCCTATGCAGAAGCTGTCTAAATGAACGCGCTATTTCACCGGTATATATTTCATTGTGATGATTAACAACAACGTTAACATTAGTGTGTGTCTGCTGGTCAGCTTCATTAGATAATTCTGCAGCCTGCAATGTGTAATTGGACATGGGCACTTCCAATTCACGAGGATTGGCAAACTCTAAGCTACCACAATTAATACCACAAACAATGTACACTGAAGCACTGGGAGAAGAGGAAGTCAGAGCATTTAACACTGACACCACTATGGTTCCATTTTGATTACCATCGCGATAACTAAAATTTGAGGGTAGTGTTGGGTTTTTAAAATACACAGCCTGTGAACCAGTAGTACAAACGTGTCTAGTACCACCAGTTTTCAAATAAGCAGTAGGTGCCATGTATGGAACTTCAAATTTGAACTCAGGACATTCAGCTAAATCCCATATCTTAGTGATGGTCCTTGGCCCAGTGTATGCCGCAGCCGTGTATGTAGTCAAAAATCCATCAGGATCATATGATATCAACAAACGGCCCCTATGGAACTGTGAGCTAATGGATGTAAAACTGTAAGTAATTGGGCCTGTCCACATGTCAAACATGGTGCCAACTTGACAACCAGGCGTCATCTGTATGGACTTAACAGCTAAACCAGTGACAGCACCATTGTATGCCCGTGAAGTGTAAACCATAGGGTCAACGTTAACCAAAAACAAAGGTGTGGTTGGAGTGGCAGCAGCAGACCAATCAAATATGCCAAAAGCAACATCTCTAGACAACACATGGGACAAAGCCATATGATCTGTGCCATCCAAGCCAACAGTTCGTGAATCAACTGTCACTTCATTCTTGGGATCAAGGGAAAGTTTATCATTCTGGACACATATTTCTGGCGAAGCATAAGATGGCATATAATTAATTTTATTAGCATGCACATCTGAAATCACTGGTGGGTTTGTGTAACCAAACCAACGTGCAACGGTCCCCATAGCTGAAAATACAGTTGAAGTGGCCATAGCATACGGTGCAACTCTAGGTACAACACTCAAGTTAGCCGCAGCTTGGCTAGCCAAAGAACAAGCGGTTGATATAGGTCTTTCTTCGTATTCATCAGCTTGCAAAGTATAGGATGGACCAGCCAATTTAATGTCCTCTGCCCAAGCGTATATAGTGATAGTGATAGGTTGAGTAGCTGCCGTGCCTGCTGTAAGCAAATTCCTAGGAGAATACAAATTAATCGTCCCCAATTGCTTGACCTCATCCAAATCACTATTGAGATTCAACCAATTCTTATAAAAACAAAAAGGTAAAATCATCTCACAACCTCGAGAAAATTGAGGGTAAAAATATCCGTGTGGGCGACACGAATTAACAATTAAATTACCAACCTCAGTGCCACCAGTATAGCTAGCTAAAGAGGGGTCTGTAACACCACCTGCAAATCTATCATCTGCCCCAGATGTAGGAAAAGTGAAGGTTGAGTAATTAAGCGGGTAATAAGACATCATTCCTAAACCATATTGGTAAGGTGATGCGTTAATAGTCAATTTAAGGTGTAAAGTGGCCTGAAGGCGGGAAAAACCTTTGATCTTGGCGTAAACTTCAGGATTACTGAAATATAAAGACCATGGATCAAAGGATGTGGCCAAAGATCCGCCTTCTGACCAATTTTGTGTGACTATTTTAACTGGCCTTTTAAACCAATCCTGCAATTCAAAGTCAGGAGTAAAACCCAATCCAAATGATGGGTCATTAAGGGAGGAAGTAAAAGCTACTGGGTCTTGACCAGCATCTAAAAACTCCGTCAATAAATTATTTGTGTTTGTTGCAACTGTGGTCACGAGAACATTTAACAGTTATTCTAATGGTCTCGGGTTCTTAACCAATCAGCATGGGCCCACCAAACCCTAATAAGAGGTCCCGACATGGACAATATTAATATGTCAACTTGTGTATATATATAGTGGCGAATGCATAAATCGTCGTACGGGTCGCAACCGCTTCGTTAAACATTCGGTCAGTTTTTATAGCAGGAAATAACTAAATAACATCTGCAAAGGGATACTGTCCTAACCCATTTGGGGCCATTACTGGACGAGATTAACCTTAGCGCCAATGGCTAAGGCAATCTTGTCGTAAACAGCCTCTGCCTCTTGTGCTGTTTGGTTCATAACTGCATTATATTTCTCATCACACACTGCTCCCTTGTGGTATTTCTCATCAAACCAATCCTCAAAAAATTGGTATGTCAGCTCCACACGATCACCAACTGGTCCTGCACTGAAATATGTCTCAACCACCAAAGGTCGTTCCATCTCAAGCATCTCGCACACAGCATCTACAAGAATTCCCTTCAGATCATCATAAGCAATCACACCATAATAATATGTCTCTTGAAGCACACTGCGGAGAGTGCTAATCAACAACTGACAATAAGTCAACTGGTCATGCTCAGTGTAAAATTCAAGGGGTTTCATGATGCGCACCTCTTCAAGTTTGGCGACACACCTACCCTTGTGATCCTCAGAAAAAGAGCGGCCCAAAAAAGTATAATTGCTGGGAAAACGCTCGGTCAGGACACTATTTTTGGCTGCATCTGTGAAAACTACACCAAACTTAGCCAATTGGCGCTGCATGATCATTTGATCCAAAATCCTGATGTCATACTTCTTGGATAATATGACACTGGCCAGTAAATCATCACCATAGCTAGCAATACGAACCAGACGTTTGCGAACCTCCACAAAGATTTCGAACGTAAAAGCGTCCCCCATAATGTCACGTAATTCATTGATGATGGCAATGCAGACCCAAAAGTTAACCAAAGTGCAATTAATCTGCGTAGTCAAAGGGTTGCCTGAGCTATTGACAGACTCAAACTCATGCACATTGCCAAAAAAATCTACAACACAATTGGTTAAATTGCTAAGCAAATTATGAGTCATACCAAGCTGGTACGCATCATAATTACCTGACCTCTTGCACAATTCTTGATAATAAAATTTAATGGCATCTGATAGCTCTTCATACAATGTGTACTCAAATCCTTGAAAATCGCCATCAAATATCTTTGCTTCACCAGCCTGCAGAAACTTATGCAATTGATCCCACTGAATGGAACTGGAATCAATGCCAACCATTGCGCCGAAGAAAAAAGGGTTCAAGGCCATTACCCTGCAAATAGTAAACAGATACTCACGGGTGAGCAAAGTGCATTCCATAGACATGACCAGGATAAACCTAATCCTACCTTCGGCCAACTTGCTAGGCTTCATAGGCTCATCCTTAATTACAGCCTCAACCATGCATTTGTACTCACCTTTTTCCATCAACGAACGCAGTTCAGCCAATGCAATCGCCATATCCTCGTGTAAACGGTCAGGTTCTCCAGGGACGCGAATAATGTACCCAAGTTTGCCTTTGGCACCAGTGGGAGATTGTTTTTCATTCCAAAACAAACCAGCACTAGTGTGTTTATTGACAGGCTCACCAGCTTTAAGGCGCACTCCCACGTCATCAATAGCCAGGCCATTGAGTGCTTCTTCAGGAGTAATAGGGTGTAGCTGCTTTAGCACGTGGTCATCAGGTCTGTTAAACATATCCTCGTCAACATCCAACAGCATAGCCCTAGCAGCCATCATTGCATCCTCACGCAACTGCTTGCTCCAAGGTTGGTTCCTGGGCTGGCTGTATGCTTTAGAACAGGCAACAGCAACGCCAACACCAACCTGTTTGGTGGTGAGCTCAGGCACAATTTTGCCAGAACCAAATGTGTTAAAGGGTGTTTTGGAGAAATCCTTTTTAAACAAAATTCTGGCTAAAGGCGCTTTCTTGATTTTGGACTTAAAAGTTGCACTCTTGAGCCTGACCCTCTGGCCAACGAACCTAGCTGAGCCCGTGGGAATAAAAGTGCCGCCATTAAGCTCAGCCAACACACCAGCAATCCAAGTCTTAGTTTCATCTTTCATGTGGTGTTTAGCTAACATAGGTGGGCAACGATGTATCATGCGCCACAAATCAACCGTGGCCAAGTTATTTGGTTCATTGTTAGCAGTAGCATCCAACTGCAATGAATAATTGTCGTAGACAGGATATTTACGATCGGGCACCTCAGAAAAAAGCTGAAAAGGTATGGTGAGACCATCAAAATCTTGTTTGCGCCACGGGACAATGAGTTTTTGAACTGGGTCATTATCATCCACTCCCATATGCATGCCATATAGCATATATGGGTGTTCATTTCCGATCTCACCACGAAGAGCCATAAAAGGGCGGCCACAATCACCAACTCGTGACACAAAATTAACTGCAGCCATAGCAGCCAGATTCGAATCAGCACCCTCAACCAAAGTTGTGATGGGCCTGGTAACATAACCAGTGGGACCCCATTGCACATTAACTGGTTCCGGGCCATAATAATCGCC